CTCGGTGTAGTCGCTCTCTCACAAAACGACTGGATTCAAAACGCAGTCAAAGAACGTTGCCGCATTGCTATGGAAGAAATCGTAGCGGCTGAAGTCCAACGCAAACTAGCCGCTGGTGAATCCATCACTGGCTCAAAGGACGACATTGTTATGGCGGCTAACGTGGAATCTGCGGCACAACGTCAGGCACGTATGGAAGCTGAACAAGCGGCACGGTTGGCAGAAGCTGGAGGTGTCTAATGAGTAACGCAAGAAATCTTGCGCGTCTAATCGTTGACTCAGGCGGTGATTTAGACACAAGCAACTTAGGTAACGCACCAAACCCAATTAACGCTGGAACTATTGCGTATCTTGGGATGTCTACAGCCCCCACGGGTTGGCTAAAAGCAAACGGTGCGGCTATCTCTCGCTCAACATACGCTGACCTATTTGCCGCCATTGGTACAACTTATGGTACAGGTGATGGGTCTACTACATTTAACATCCCTGACTTGCGTGGTGAGTTTCCACGGGGTTGGGATGATGGGCGTGGGGTAGATAGTGGGCGTGGTTTTGGGTCAGCTCAAGCTAATGCATACCAAGTTCATACCCACACACTTAGATATAACAATGCCGCCAATAGTGGTGATTATGGGAACGGTGGTGATTACCTTACTGCAAAAAGCACTGGACTTACACGAATTAGCTCACCGGGTGCAAGCAACGAAAGAGAAGGAAGCATGATTAATTCTTCAGGTGATGGCGAAACTCGTCCCCGAAACGTAGCCCTTTTAGCTTGCATCAAATACTAAGGAGCAACTATGAAACAAGTAATTCAATTAGATGCTCAAGGGTATTTTGTAGGCACAACAACGGCTGATGAGTCTCCACTTGAGCAAGGTGTTTACATGATGCCGGCAGATACTATTGACGTTGATGTTCCAACAGTTTCTGATGGACAAAGGGCTAAGTGGGACAGCGGCTGGGTGTTAGAGGATATTCCCCAACCTGAGCCAGAGCCTGAGTACATTCCAACTTACGCAGATTTACGAGCCGCAGAATACCCTCCAATCACCGACTACCTCGATGGTGTCGTAAAGGGTGACCAAGCGCAGATTGACGCATACATTGCGGCTTGTCAGGCTGTTAAAGCGAAGTATCCAAAGGTGTAACCAATGGAAGAAGTCAGCCACAAGGAAATCTTAGACCGCCTTGTAGCTGTCGAGCAGAAAGTCGATCAAGTCCACGCTGAGACCCGAACAATGGTCAGTGCTTTCCAAGCAGTTGACGGTGCGTTCACGGTCTTAGGGTGGATCGCCAAAGTAGCCAAGCCGTTACTTTGGGTCGGCGGTGTGATCACAGCTATCGGGTTAATGTACGGGCAGCTTAAAGCTGGAAGATAATGGATCCAGTAACAGTCATTGCGACTGCTACGGCTGCCTATAATTTCATCAAGAAAGGCATACAGACTGGCAAAGAATTAGAGGGGATGACTAAACAGTTGGGTCAATGGTTCGACTGTTTAAGTCAGTTCCGACAGCATGAAAAGTCTGTATCCAACCCCCCATTATTCAAAAAGCTATTGTTTGCTGGTTCAGTCGAGCAGGAAGCACTTAATCTCCTAATCCACAGAAAACAATTAGAGACCCAGGAGCGTGAGCTTAGGGAACTCATAATGTACCGCTATGGCATCGAGGCGTATCGAGAAATGATACAGATGCGAAGAGAGATCGCAACATCTCGAAGACAAGCTATAGCTAACCAAAAGAAACGCCTAAAGAACCTCTTGTACCAAGGTGCACTCTGGACACTCATTATAACCCTTTTGGGTGTCGCAGGGTTTATCATCTGGATAACCATTAGGCTAATACAAGGATAACAAATGAATATCTTGTCAGACGCAACCAAGGGTCTGGCAGAGGGAATCATGGGAGGGCTTGATGCCCTCTTCACCTCTGATGAGGAGAAAGCTAAGGCTAAGATTGAGCTAGAGAAAGTCCTCCAGCAACCCCATATCCTCCAAGCTATGACCAACATAGAGGAGGCTAAACACGCCTCTGTGTTTGTAGCTGGGTGGAGACCTGCCATAGGCTGGGTCTGTGCTGTAGGTCTTGGCTATCACTTCCTCATGTTCCCCTTTGCTGGTCTCATTACCACCGTCATAGATCCCCAAATCATCCTACCTCGACTGGTAGATGTTGGGGAACTCATGACCCTAGTTCTGTCACTCCTCGGTCTTGGTGCCATGCGTACCGTAGAGAAGTCCAAAGGTGTTAACAGGGAGAAACTATGAGTAAAGCTAATGAAAAAGCCCTAGGAGAACTCCATGGGCAACTGGCTAATATCCTCACAGAGGCTATTGGTCGAGAATACTTCGATGAGGAGGGCAACCCCACAGCCCCTCCTGCGGCTATCCTTAACGTAGCCCGTCAGTTCCTCAAGGATAACAAGATTGAAGCTACAGCAGCCCAAGGGTCACCCCTGGCTCGACTAGCTGACCTCCCAGTATTCGATGAGGATGATAACGTCATGCCTATCCGTAAAGCCATTTAAAGGCTCTACAAGCGATTTTTAAGGGTCACCTAGGGGTTGCTATACCCCAACCCTTAAAAACGCTCTACGGGCTGTTTTAGAGCCTCCTAGAGGCATCCCTGTTTGTGGAGCTTATTATGCTAACCAAGTTTATGGCAGTAGCCTTCTTCTGCTTAGGTCAAGAGTGTTACTTCTGGGCATCTTCAGAGACCCATGCGAGTGAGTCTAAGTGTGTTGCAGAGGCTCTTGTAGTCTTCCAGAAGATGGAAAAAGAAGGTGCCCAAGTTAAGGGTACCTGCGTTAAGGTTCCTGTTGAAGTATGAGTAACGAAAATAGAGTATTAACTGACTTCAGGGTGTTTGCTTACCTTGTGTGGCAACACCTTAATTTACCCCAACCAACTCCAGTACAACTGGATATATGTACATACCTCCAGAACTCCCCTAAGCGATCCATTATCCAAGCCTTCCGAGGTGTGGGTAAGTCCTTCTTGACTTCTGCTTATGTGATCTGGGTGCTGCTTAATGACCCCCAGAAGAAGATCTTGGTGGTCTCAGCCTCCAAGGAACGAGCTGATGCCTTCTCTACGTTTGTCAAAAGACTGATCAATGAGATGGAGATACTGCACCACCTGAGACCTCAAGAGGGTCAAAGGGATTCTGTGGTTGCCTTTGATGTGGGACAAGCCCTTGCTGACCACTCCCCCTCAGTTAAGTCTGTGGGTATCACAGGACAACTTACAGGTAGCCGTGCAGACATTATTGTGGCTGACGACATTGAGACACCAGGTAACTCTGCGACCCAAATGATGCGGGATAAGCTCTCTGAGTTAGTCAAGGAGTTTGACTCCATTCTGAAACCGTTGGATACCTCTAAGATCATCTACTTGGGTACCCCTCAGCTAGAGATGTCCCTGTACAATGCCCTCGGGGAACGGGGATATGAGACACGTATCTGGTCAGCCTTGTACCCAGAGATACCTAAGGTACCCAGCTACCAAGGTAAGCTAGCCCCTAAGCTGACTAAAGCCCTAGAGCTGAACCCTGAACTCCAGAACAGACCCACAGACCCCCTACGGTTTGGTGAAGAAGATCTCATGGAGCGTAAGGCTTCCTACGGTAGAGCAGGTTTTGCCCTACAGTTCATGCTCGATACCTCCCTCAGTGATGCCGATAGGTATCCCCTCAAGGTACAAGACCTGATTGTCATGAACTTGAACCCTGAGATGGCTCATGGGAAATTAGCTTGGGCAGCAGCACCAGAATTGGTGGTCAATGACCTCCCCAACGTAGCCCTGACTGGAGACAGATACCACAGACCCATGTGGCACTCTGATGAGATGACCGAATACACAGGCTGTGTGATGTCCATAGACCCCTCAGGTAGGGGTACAGATGAGACAGGCTACGCTATTATCAAAGTCCTAGCTGGTACCATGTACCTAGTGGCAGCAGGAGGTCTTCACGGGGGTTATACCGATGAAACCCTAGAGTCCCTCGCTAAGTTGGCTAAGAAACACTCAGTGAACCATGTCATTATCGAGGCTAACTTCGGTGATGGTATGTACACCAAGCTCTTTACACCCATCCTACAGAAACACCACAGGTGTATCGTAGAGGAAGTGAAGCACTCAACCCAGAAAGAAGTACGGATCATAGACACACTAGAACCAGTGATGTCCACACACCGCCTTGTGGTTGACCAAAGAGTCATTGAGGAAGACTTTGAGACAGCTAAGGACGTTAAGTTCTCCCTGTTCTACCAAATGACACGCCTCACCAAAGACAGAGGCTCCCTTAACCATGACGATAGACTAGACGCACTAGCCATGGCTGTGAGTTACTGGACTGAACATATGTCCAGAGACCAAGACAAGGCTCTCAGAAGCATCAAAGACAAGGCTATAGACATGGAACTTAAGAAGTTCATGGGGTCAGTCTTAGGGAGGAAACCTAAGGGTAAAAACTGGATGTCAACTCAGTTACACTAAGTGCATGATTTATATCATAATTTGAAAAAGTTGCACATTCGGGTAGAGAGAAAACTATAGATAATCTATAGATAATCTATAGTTCTCTTCTCTAAGATAATAACAATAACATACCTCTCTAGAGTAGTCTCTTTAGGTAACCCTTGGATAGACTTCTGGTTATCCTTAGGGTGGTAGGGGAGCTTGGGGTTTTCTTAGGGGAGCTTGAGGTGTTCTCTAGGTACAGTTACCACCAGGAATAATTTAATTACAAAAATTTGAATGGGTATATATACGTACAAATTTTGGGCGTTCCCCCCTTGCCCCCTCTCGCTACCCTCGCGTTCGCAATACCGCACCCGTTAACACGCGCGTTTTGCACCTACGCGATACCGTGCACGTTGTCCCGCGCGTTGTCCCAAAGTTCCGCAACCCGTTGATTCTCAAAGGGTGCCAACGGATTAAATATCCGATGCCCTCACGCCATGCACCCGTGCATACCCTGGGTATCCATACAGTACTGTACGTTCATACAGTGGTTTGCTGTTTGTGTTTTTGTTTATCTGTATGTTTTTTTTATTAATACCTTTGGACTACACCTAAAGCCCACACCCGCCGATACCCTCAGGCTATCCAAAGGCGGCAACCGATAGAAATATACAATGGCAACCTTAGGGTTTATCCTAATGAAAAAACAGTTGCAAACTTGGAAATGTTCCGATTACAATACAGTCACTGAGGCACGGTGCCTTAGGTAACTTGAGGAACTTTCAACCATGAATACAGTCACAATCAAACAGGTGAACCAATATGGTAGTGTGGTGTTTAAGCCCATGTGCCACGTTGCCGAAACCTTTGCACGTATTGCGGGAACTAAAACGCTGACCGTTGAGACACTGAAAGCGGTGAAAGCGCTCGGCTATACCATTGAGGTAAAAGCTGACACTGTGAAATTTTAAGGGGGCAACCATGAACAAACACACCGATTTATATATCCTCATTGCGCTATTTGCTGCACTGCCCGTTGTATCGTTTTTAGTGGGGTACCTGTCATGAGCACAAAACACCAATTCGATACACTGAACCAACGGATAACCCGCGAGATTTTCATAAGCCGCCCTAAGTGGCACCGTTGGATAGAGCACGGGCTGACCGTGGGCTTTTTCATTGGATTGCTTGCCTTGATGCTCTCCTACTTTGACGTACTTTTTTATTGATTAAACCCTTTCAAATTTTCAACTGTTTAACCATAGGAACTATCAACCATGAGAAAAACTGTATCTGACACCGTATATGCAATGCTCACCGAAAACACGGGGCGCAGCCTACTCGATAGTGGGGGCGCATATGGGCGCAATTGGGAGAGGAACCAAAGCAAAACCAAAGCTGACTTTGAGGCTGATCCCACGGCTTCAATTGAGGTATCCATCCGCGAATGGAAAGGTGCACCCACGGCTGACATGGCAGTCACCGTGAGTGTTTACCATATGCTGACGGAAAACCTAGGCTTAGACTCATATTGTCATGAGTACAACGCGCAACCCGTGGGCAATTGGAATGGCGATTATTACGGGACTGACTCGGATCAATGTGAATGGCTGAGTGAGCGGGGGTTTGAACCCGTGGGTGAGGGTTTTAATACCTACAATTGGGCGAGTGATCATTCGCAAATACTCCAAGGTCAGCACTTAGAGTGTGAGGGTCAACAGTACGTGTTGCTGCAAATACACGGCGGGTGTGATGCCCGTGGCGGATACACTGACGCCAAGTTGTTTACATTGCGCCATGACTGTATCGAGTCAATTTTGGTGACTGATTGCGGGTTTTCCGCTGAGTTGCCCAATGGGGAATATATCAGCCTCAGTTATCACGGGGAATGGATCGATGCTGAGGGGCGCAGCGCGGATGATGAGTATTTACTGAGTTTCGCCAATGCCATTGGTGAGGGTGTCCATGCGGGTGACGCATATTACTACAACTGAGGGGTGCACCATGAAAACAAACACTACCAATTTTCACTCAATGCGCGGTCATGTTGCGGACGGGTGTATTATCGTTGCCCCTGACGGGCGGGAATATACTCTAATCAACACTATTTCAGGTTGGCGCATCAAAAATGCCAACGGCGATGAAATAACGGGCAACCTTAAAAGCGCCTTTGATGTTGAGTTTTTTGTAGTTAACGGGTTGGGGGTCACACAATGAATGTTTATAAGTTCCCACGGGGCACCATATGCGTTGAGCGGGGCGTGAGGGGGCGGCTCGAATGGTTACGCATTGACCCGCGACACTTTAAGGAATGGGGCGGTTGCTTTAGCATCCTTTAAGAAACCCTCAGGAACCCGCTCAGGCGGGTTTTTATTTGCCTGAGGCTATACCCCCACACACCCGCAAAACAAAACGCGGGGCGGTGTCTTAAAACGTGCCGCTGCCCCATTGCGGGTGCAACCCTGAGGCAACCCTGAGGCAACCCTGAGGCAACCCTGAGGCAACCCCGCGCCCCTCACCGATACCGCCCACGGTGCACCCCAAAGGTACCCCAAAAAGCCACCGCCAAAAGTAAACCCAAAGTGTTCATTTCTAATTGAGAATGATTCTCATTCAGACCCTCAAAATGCCCAAAATCCCGTCATTGGAATAGCATAGGGCGCGAGTTGGGGGTGTATTGTGGGCACGGTGTGTCACCCTAGGGTTTTCCCTAATACCAGCCCCCAAAAAACCCAATTACCATTGGCTTGCCCAGCATAGGGCGCAACTTGGAGAAACTTTATGAATGAAACCGAGGATAAAGCATTTAGGGCGCTGTTGAATAACCTGGGGGATACCCAGTTGTTAGAGCTGCTCGATGTGACCAGTCAAAAACTTAGCTTTTATAATGCAGCGGAGGGTAACTGGGAGCGAGAGCGTAAGCTCAGGGAACGGGCACACTATGAGTTCCATACGGTACGTGGGGAGTGCATAGGGCGTGGTTTGGAGTATCACCTTAAGGAGTACCCACTGCTATGACCATTTCAATTGAGCACATGATCGTGGGAGCTACGGGGCTGGGGTACCTGGTTGTTGGTATACTCCAGTGGTCAAAGGGTGAGCTAGCCAACGGGATGATCTGGACGGGCTATGCGTTTGCACAGGTGGGCTTATGGCTGAACATAAAGTGATGGAGAAGTACGGGTACTGCCCCAAGACTGGGGTTTGTATCAACCCATTCGGCATGAAGCCTGAGTGGGTGCAGAGGATAGCGGAGCGTATTCGTTGTAACCACATTGTAACTACAGCAGAGGAGGCGTTATTTTGAACGAACGACTGATGGAAATGGCGCGTAGGTCTGGGGCAATGTTTGACCACATGACATGGGTGGAGCGCGACCTTATGCCTGTGTTTGAACGATTTGCCGAGCTTGTTCGGGCTGATGAGCGTAAGCGCATTGTTGACTTGTTAATGATTCAACACGAGGCGGCAAAAGGGGCGCACAACTATTGGCAAGTTGCGGCAAATTTAATTCAAGCAGAAGTAGGGAGTGGCACATGAGCGGTGACCACAACATGAACCAAAAGCCCCCAGTGAAATCCTATTGTGGCGGTAAGCCAAACTACTGTGAACCCAGCATACCACCAGCTAGACACACAGCGTTTCTTAACGACATCAATACGATACGCGAGGAGATGCAACAAGAGGAACGTAATGCAGAGCTGAGGCAATGCGTACAGGAGTTCTTTGAGAAGTACCTTAACCGTGTCGAGGTGACTGAGGAGGGTCAAGAGTTCAGCCCTATCACCGTGAGCTGTTGTCGAGCTGCCATGCTTGAACCTTTAAATAACTTGCTCGGTAGAATGGCAAAGCTATCAGGAGCACAACCGAAAGTAACTTATGATTTCTGAAATTGATATTAAAGATTGGACGCACACGAATGAAAGCACAGCTCATACTGACGGACACACCCCAGGGAATCAAGGTGGATCTAAGGTGGCGAGAGAATGGGGTTCAAGACAATTTGGCGCAGTCATTGTCCATGAACTTACTAACAAATTTATCAATACAAATCAGAGACTTAGAGAACTCTGGAGCACTCGTAATCTTCAAGGATAAAAACAGTTGCAATTCTTAAACTGTTTACCTAGGTTGATCATATAAGCGTATAAGGAGCTGCTATGTACCTCGTATTTCTAGGCTACGAACTGTGGTTTGAAATGCTTCCATATTGGAAACTGTTGCCACGTATTGACTATTTGGGTTCCGCAATTATAATAGAGTGGATTAGGTTTCGACTTATAGCCAACAAGAACTGGAGAAAATGATGCCTACGTTCGGCAAAGCGATGAGCTTCTTGAAGAGCCTCCGTGCACTAGATTCAGATATGCCAATGGCGCAAGCACACTGCCTACTGATCATAGCCCAACATGAGGGTTTAAGCGTTAAAGAGCTTGCCGATAGAGCAGGTATCGGGATGGCTTCTGCCTCTCGGTACATATCACTTTTTAGCAAACCATCTGCCCCAGGACGTAAAGGTTTGGGGCTTGTGGAGGCTAGAGAAGACCCTTTGGAAAGACGTAAGAAGATCGTGCGCCTCACCCCAAAGGGGCAAACTGTGGTGAAACAGATAATGGAGAATCTATAATGCCCATCTATCCCAGAGGTAGCACCTACTTGGTGTCTATCGGGTCAGGCAGTAATCGCATAAGGCGTTCCTGCAAGACACTTGAAGAAGCACAGCTCGTAGAAAAGAGAGAACTCTTGATACGAGAGGGGGTCATAGAAGCCCCTAAACAGCCCTCTACGCGATTTAAATCTGGCACCCAAGGGGTTGGTAGCCTAGAGACTCTCAAGGATGCCTATCGACTCACAGTCAGAGACACTTGGAGTCAGCTTAAGAGTACCGCTAGCGTCAAGGCAGCAGGTCACATCTTAAATATGTTGGGGGACGATACTCCTGTTAAGGAGATCACAACTGCCACCATACGTGAGCTTGTAGATGAGATGGAGGACATGGGTAACACTGGTGCCACCATCAACAAGAAGCTCTCAGCCCTCTCGATGATGCTCAAGACTGCCGCTGATGAGGGCTGGATTGACACCCTACCCAGGATCAAGCGTAGGTCACAGGGCACCCACAGAGTCCGCTGGTTGGACGTAGAGGAAGAACTTAAAGTTCTAAATATGTGTGACAAGCTGGGCTTTAGTGCTCTTAAAGACTTCGTTATCTGCGCTATGGACACAGGCTTTCGTAAGTCAGAGTTGTTAAACTTCCGTTCTAACCAGTATCGGGATGGACGTTTACACCTACACCCTGATGAGACTAAGACCAGCAAACCTAGGTCAGTACCAGCGACCGACAGGGTGCATGAAATTTTAATGAGCCGTAGGCACAACGCCCGTACCTTTAATGACCTCACCCACAACAAGCTCAGAGATGCTTGGGACTACGTGAGGGCAGAGCTGGGTAAGACTGATGACCCACAGTTCGTGGTTCATATGCTCAGGCATACCTGTGCTAGCCGCTTGGCAATGCAGGACAAGAGTGCTCAGTTCATCCAAGAATGGATGGGTCATGCCACTCCCCTCACCACTGCAAGGTATATGCACTTGGCACCAGCAAAACTAAAAGAGGGCAAAGCTGCCCTTGAGGAATATCGTAGAGTTAACCAGCCATTCCCTGTGGCTGTTAACCAGTGACACACTGTGTCAGTTTGTGACACTTTTTTGTGTCAACAAGCCATCTAGCACAAAGTTAAGTAATTGTTATTACACACTTTGTGACACCTCATGACTCTTAAAAAGGGTTATGGGGGCATGATGGAATGGTAGACATACAGGACTTAAAATCCTGAGGCTTTAAGCCGTGCGAGTTCGAGTCTCGCTGCCCCTACCATTGAATAGAAAGGGTTTTATATCTCAGGGTATAAAACTCTTTTTTTAGAGTAATAGTTCTAGGTTTTTAACTGTTTCTGTGGTATAAGTATTTACTGTCAAATTTTGTGACAGATTCTGTGACACATCGAGGAGGAATCAATGACCTAAAAAGTTGCACAATTGGATAATCTAAAGAGTATCTAGAGACATCTTTCTCTAGGTATTATTACAAGTACACTCTCTAAGGACTACTAAATGAAAGATATGGTTGAACCTCAGGAAGACTTAATGTCTCTCCAAATCCAACTTGAAGAAGATATGACCCGCAGGGGTGCAGAGAAGTATTTTAGAAGTATTGATTACGCCAAGAGAGCTAGCCGTGAAGAAGGAACGGCATACGGGCAGACTATCCTATCCCACCGATTAGAGATCCTATCTACGGCTATTGCCAAGTGGATCGAGGAAGCAGGTGCAGGTCAAGTGAGTCGCCGTGCGTCAGCCTACTACAAGCTCAAAGATATTGACCCCAAGGTCTTGTCCTTTTTGTCCCTTAAGAACGTCCTAAGCGGTATCTCCTCTGCCAGAACCTTACAGTTCGTAGCGGTAGGCATTGGTACTGCGGTGGAAGATGAGTTGCGTTTTGCCAAGATCCGATTAGCTGAGAGGAAGCAGTATGAGAAGCTGGTTCTGGGAGCTAAGAAGCGTTCAGCCCAACACTATAAGCATTACTATGCTGTACGTCAGGCTGAGAAGATTGATGAGTGGAGCAAGTGGTCAAGGATTGACCGCCTCCATGTTGGTATCAAACTTCTGGACATACTCATTGATACCCTAGGGATTGTCGAGGTTGCCCACCAAAAGGCAGACAAGAACCAGTCAATCAAATATGTCCGTCCAACCCCCGAAACTGTTGAATGGATCGAGAAGCGCAATGATGTAGCATCCATGCTGCGCCCTGTGTACGAGCCTATGGTAGTCAAGCCTAAGGACTGGACTGACCCCTATGATGGTGGCTACATCTCCTCCAACATTAAGCCCCTCAAGTTGGTCAAGACCAAGAACCAGGCGTACCTCCAAGAGCTACAACAGGTTGAAATGCCAATCGTGTACTCCGCTATCAACAGCCTCCAGAGAACACCATGGCAGATCAACAGCCAAGTCTTGGCAGTCATGAAAGAACTCTGGGATAATGGGTCTACCATTGCTGGGTTACCAAACCGTGAGGGCATTGAGATGCCACCAACCCCAGCAGACATTGAGACTAACGAGGAAGCCCGTAGGGACTACCGCATCCAAGCAGCAAAGATTCACATTCAGAATTTGTCCCTAGCTGGGAAGCGTATTGGCTTCAATATCTCTCTGAACATTGCCTCACGGTATGAGAAGTTTCGCAGGATCTTCTTCCCATACCAGCTCGACTTCCGTGGGCGGATCTACGCTGTCCCACACTTGAACCCTCAAGGTTCTGATCCCCAGAAAGCACTCCTCAGGTTTGCCAATGGTAAGCCCCTAGGGTCTGAGGGATGGAAGTGGTTGGCAATCCATGGTTCTAACCTAGCAGGTCATGACAAGGTTAGTTTTGAACAACGTGTTGAGTGGGTACTGGAGAATGAAGATGAAATTGTTTCCATTGCTAAAAACCCCTTTGATAACCGAGGGTGGTGCACAGAGATCAGCGGTATCAGCATTGATAAACCGTGGCAATTTCTTGCGTTTTGTTTTGAGTGGGCAGGTTACGTTGAACATGGTGAATCGTTCATATCGAAACTGCCCGTGGCTTTGGACGGTTCATGCTCTGGGTTGCAACACTTCTCAGCCATGCTCCGCGATGAACGAGGAGGATCGGCAGTTAACCTTGTTCCCAACGACATCCCCCAAGATGTGTACCAGCGAGTAGCTGACAGGGTTATCGAGATGGTCAACGCAGATGCCCAAAGTGGGTCTGAGGATGCCCTACTCCACAGTGACCAGGGGACTGCTTACGTCAAGGAGGGTACGAAAGTATTAGCCCAGCAGTGGTTGAAGTTTGGCATCACCCGCAAGACAACCAAGCGAAGCGTGATGACCCTCCCATATGGCTCTAAGGAATTTGGTTTCCGTGAGCAGTTGATGGAGGATCTGATCACCCCTGCTAGGTTGGAGGCACAGCGGCTGGGCACCGAGTTTCCCTTTAGTCGAGATGGCTACATGGCGGCTAGCTACATGGCTAAGAAGATCTGGGAAGCCGTGAACCTAACCTTGGTCAAAGCAGCAGAGGCGATGAAG